CGGACTTCACGGTGATGCTCTGGATATCCCCTTCGGCATCCGGCAATCCGGCCACGACCACCGTCCCCACGACGAAGTCCTCGGGGCGGAGGCGTGACCGGAGCAGGGAAGTGGCGACCCAGTTGGGGTTGAACCCACGCTGCTTCCCGTCCTCCGCAAGGAAGACGGTGGCCTCGATGCCCCTCGGGTGGAGCGTCTCGAAGGACCCCCCCACGATGCCCTGCACCGTGGGGGTATCCAGTGGGGCGAATGTCTGCTTGATGGCACCGCCCGGCTCGATGACGAGGTAGGCGATGGCACCACGGGCGGCGTTCATGTCAGCGTTCCTTCCAGATGGCTTCCAGCCGAGAGGCCTTGGACGGCTTGCAGACGTGGCACTTGGCTTCCCAGAGGCGCTTCCCCTTCACCTCGCCCACCAGTTGCGGCTTGCCGTACTTGGAGGAGAGGGTGTCGAGCGGGGAGGCCTTGTGGCAACCAGTGCATTCGGCCCACACGGTACGTCCGACCGGCTCTGTGACGGTAGGCGGAACGGCCTTCTCCCACGCAAGGGTGCGTGAGTTGTGACGGCCCTCCCGACGTGACTTGGCCATGCCCACCGGGGCGATGAGGCCACGGGAAGCGGCTGCGGCGAAGGCTGCGCCGACCGCCCCCTGACTGGTGGGCACCCCGATGGCGTCCGTGAGGTCATCTGCGGTGATGCTCATCCCCACGGGGAGTGAGGCGAACCAGTCCCGTGCGACCTTCTGCCATGCGGCAGAGGCGCCTGCGGACTCGGCCATGCCCTGCTGCTTGGCCTGTTCCTCGATGACGTCCTCGGTGACGTCGTCGAAGTAGGCCGGGTTGTCCCACTGCGGGGCCAGAGGGGCCCCGGAGCCGATGTCGGTCACCGGGGCCACTCTCCGGTCTTCACCCGGTAGGCGATGGCCAGCGGGATGCCCACGACGTACATGACCATGGACCCCAGCACCCACGCCGCTGCGATGGCGGCCGTGAGCGTGAGGGTGACGACGAACGAGAGAAGGGGGATGCCGATGATGAGTGTCAGCGCGAAGCGCAGGGCGTCCTCAAGCATCTGGGCTCCACCCAATCTTCAGTTCACGGTAGTACTGCTGCTTGCAGGTGGGGGAGCAGTACTTCTGGTTGCGACGGCCGACGAACCTGACTCCGCACTTGCGGCACGTCAGGGCGGTCGTGGGGCGTGGTGTCCGGTAGGCGCGCATGAGGGGCTGGGGGTCGGTGGCGTACGCCTCTGGGGCGTGAGGCTCCTCGCCCTTCAGCGGTTCGATGAGGACCGGCCCGTCGGACTCGACGTAGCACGGGGACGTGACGAGGATACGCATGGCTCCTTCCTTTCGTGGAGTAGACGAGGTAAGACTACCTCATGCCAATGATGGGGTCAAGCGATGATGCTCCTGCGCGAATGCGCCCACCGTCGCTTGCTGTTCTCGGACATCGTGACGAGGTCGAGGTGCTCCAGCCTGATGCACGCACGGTTGCGGCAAAGGTGGTCGAGGGTCATGCCCTCTGGGATATCCCCTACGTCTTCCTCCCACACCCGGCGGTGGGCCTGCTGGCTCCCAGCAGACCCGTTTCCCCACCGGCCATAGCCGTCACGGTCGAGTTCCCCGTCCCATTCCCGGCACGGGAGTGCCGGGTTCAGGGGAGGTGCGTTGGACGGGCGCGTCACCTCGGGCCGCCTCCCTTCTCAGCGATGTCGAGAAGGTCCGACTCCAGCACGATGAAGTGCCCGATGCCCACGTGGAAGTACAGGTGCCGGGACGTGCTGCGATGGCTGTTCCACACGCCCTGCAGGATGAGTGACGGGGTGACCACGACGTACTCGCGCCCATCCCGCATGGTGAAGGTCCCACCCGTCCGGGGGTGGTCGAGTTCGCGGACCCCCATCGGGTAGACGTCATGCCTCCCGAAGAGGTGCCCAAGGATGCGGCCACAAGCCATGCACTCGTAGCCTTCCTCGGTGTCGGTGAGACGAACGTTGCGATGCTCGCACGGGGTGGCCATAGGTGTCTCCTTTCGTGAGGTGTGAGAGGTACAGGCGTGCGGGACGCTGTACTGGTTCGCCCCGCACCACATGCAGTTGGCCATGCTCACCTTCCCGGGCTGAGCATGGGGAGCCCGCTCTCGACGCAGGCCGCGCAGTCGCACGTGCCGTCGGAGCCCGGGAACGGGATGTCCGGGGCCTCAGGGTCGGGCTCCGGGTCGAAGGCACGCTTGCAGGTGAGGCAGACGCGCCGGAAGTCGCCGTCTTCCAGCATGCCCTCGGTGGGGCCCCTGCTGGTGGGGTGGGTGCATTCGCTGAGGTTCATGGGTGTGTGTCCTTTCGTGAGTGCCTGTCGGGTCTTCGGGATGGGTCGTGTGGGAGTCAGCACTCCCAGCACACTTGGCCGCCGCCGTCGCTCAGGTGGCAGTCGCACGGGCAGATGCCCTCCCAGCGCAGCCAATCCTCGTACGAGCCCTCGGCATCCTCCCACCCGACGTCGGGGAGGGACCGGCACTCGATGACCTCGGCCATGCCCTCAGCGATGGCCGCCCGGTCCCCGATGCGCCGACGCACCCGGGAGGACTCGTGCTTCGCCTCGGCCTTGGGGCCCCAGTGACCGCCGTACCGATGCTTCGGCCCGGCGTGCTCGGTGGTGCGAACGTGGAATGCCATGACGGTGCGTCCTTTCACTGAGAGGGATGGGGCCGGGCCCTAGAGGACCCGGCCGATGACCTTGGCCATTCCCCGGGCCAGAGCCCGGCTGTTGCCGTCGTACACGATGACGTTCTCCAGCCCGTACATCTTGGGCTGCTGGGCGCTCTCGGTGAGAGCCACGCTCACCACCGGGATGCCGCCCTCGCGGCACATGCGCACGACACTGGCGACGTGGAGCGGCTCACTGGGGCCGCCGTCGCTGATGATGATGATGAGCCCCTGCTCACGGTCCCTGATGCGTTCCTTCAGGGCGTCGTAGGTGTACGCCAGCGCGTAGCCTTCCTCGGTCCCGCCGAGAGTGACCTCTCCGTACAGGTCCACGTTCTTCGTCGGCTGGCCCGTCTCCCAGAGCGGGTACAGGACGCAATCCATGCCCATGGTCGAGAAGGCGACCACGTCCGCATGGACCCACGGCAGCATGTCGGTGGCGTCCGCCAACTCCCGGCACACCTGCACCGCGACCCGGCCCAGCGCTTCGTGGACGTTGTTGACCCACGACATGGACCCGGAGGCGTCCACGAGGATGGTGACCCGGACCTTGTCGGGAGCCGGGGCCCCACGGCGGGTGAAGACCCGGGGGTCGGCCACCGCCACACGGGCGAGGCGGCGACGGTCCACGCGCCCGGTGCGCTGTTCGCGCTTGGGAGCCGACGGGCCGCGCCGTGACGAGACGATGGCCGCCGCGAGCGCGGCGGACGCTGAGGCGTTGCTGCGGGTGGTGACCGGGAGTCTGTCTGTCATCGGGGTGCCCTTTCGTTCGCGTGGGGGTGTGGGAGAGGCGTGGGGGCCGACCTACAGGTCGAACCCCCACTGGTTCCCCTTCACCCGTGGGACCATCCTCACGACATGGCCGCGCTTGCCGCCATGCGTGTAGGACTCGAAGTAGCGCGACGCCGCGTGGTTGTAGACCCGGGCGCGGGCCCCCTCGCGGGTGCCCTTCAGGGCCGCCTCGGCCTGCATCTGCAGCCGCTGGTCGGTGTACATGGCCTTGGCCGCGTCGGCAGCGCAGGGGTCCTGCATCCCGCGCTGGTAGGTGTTCTCCTCGCGGAGGGCGTTGGACTGCTCCCAGTCGGACATGTCCGACGCGAGGGAGCCCTTGTCGGTGTGCTCGGTGACCCCGCCGCCGCTCGTGTGCGTGGGGTCTTCATCCTCGTCGGTGGGGTCTTCAGGCTCATCGTCGGAGCGGTCCTCGGCGCCACCGGGCTGCCCGTCCGCGCCGTCTTCGCCCTCGCCCTCGCCCTCGTCCTCGTCACCGTCGGACATGTCACGGGACTGCACGGGTTCGCTGCCGCCATCGGCGTCCTCCCCGTCCTCGTCCTCGTCCTTGCCGCCCGGTGCGTCGGCGGGCTCGTCCGACCCGTCGGACTCGTCGCCATCGTCCTCGGGCTCGTCGCCATCGGGGCCCTCGTCGGACCCTTCGGGCTCACCCTCGTCCTGAGGCTCGCCCTCGGCGTCCTCGCCTTCGCCCTCGTCCTCGTCGGAGTCACCGTCGCCGGGCTCGTCGCCCTCGGGGGCGTCCTCATCCTCGGCGTCTTCACTCTCGCCCGACGAACCATCGCCCTCGTCCTCGCCCTCGTCGGCGTCCTCTTCAGGGGCGCCCTCGGGCTCGTCGGGGATGGGTGTCTGAGAGGGCTCTTTGCGCGGGACGAATGCCCGCACCTTGGCGATAGCCTCCACGACCATGGCGGCGTGTTCCTTGGGCTCCCCGGCATCGTGTGCCCGGCGCGCCCAGTCGGTCCACCAGTCGAGCCATTCGAGTGCCTCGACCGTGTCCCATTCGACTTGCCACGGGTACCTCGTGGCAGCGATGGCGAGGTTGACGCGGTCCACCGCGCTGCGCTGCAGCGCTTCGCTGCAGAGGCGCCGCTCAGCCTCGCCCTTGCCGCTCACCCACCAGAGGGTCACCGCGATGGCGGGGGCCAGCCCGGGGAACAGTGCCATGGCCGCTGCCTCGTCGTGGCAGTCGGCCGCGAGGTTGCTGAGCGTGCGGATGGCGCCCGTCACGTTCTCGGCCCCGCCGAAGGCGCGGTTGACGCTGCCCGTGTACTGGCGGCTGTAGCAGATATGGCCGACCTCGTGCAGTACGAGCCCGGCCATGACGGCGGCCATCTGGCCGTCGGTGAGCGCCGGGTCGCTCAGGGGCTTGGAGCCCACCTCGACCATCTTGCCTTCGAGGTCGGTGCCCGCGCTCGCGGACGCCTTGTTGAAGACCACACGGTACGGGTGGTCATCATCGTGGAGGGCCGCCACGGCCTGCGTGAGAACGGTCAGGACGGCAGCGATGGAGTCACCGTCGCGCCGCACGCGGGAGCCGTCTGCGCCGATGGGGGCGAACCCGCCCGCACGCCGCAGGCGCTCGGTGAACCATGGGATGGGGTCATCCGGCGGAGCCGGGGGTGGGACGATGAGAGCGGCCATGGGTGTCGGTCCTTTCTGGGGTGTCGTGTGGGAGTGTGCCGCCCTCAGGAAGCGCTGAGGGCGGCGTTGATGGCCGTGATGACGAGCCCGCGCTGGCCTTCGCTCCCACCCTCGTCCGGGTAGATGTTGGCCCAGCACACCTCAGCGGCATCGCGCAGGCTCATGCCCTGCGACACCATGCTGCCCGCCACGAGGATGCGGCGGGTGGAGACGCCATCGTCAATCTCGCCACGCTCGGCCACGTCGCGGATATGGCGGCCGACGCGCACGAGGCGGGCGGCCTGCTCGGGGGCCAGCCCGGTGCGGGCGCAGACGAGGTTCGTCTCGTCCTGCTCGGGGAGGTACTCGGTGCGCACCCACGTCTCGATGCGGTCGCTGAGCGCCGCGTCCAGCGTGATGGTGGCGTTGTAGGCGGAGCCCCGGTTGAGCGTGAAGAGGAACATGACGTTGCGGCTCACGACCACCGTCCTGCCCGTCTCGGGGATGTACAGGCTCCCGGCCGAGAGGATGGGCATGAGGGCATTCAACGCACCGGCCAACTCGGCACGGTTCAACTCGTCCACGAGGACGAGGCGCTTCTCGTCACCGTGCGGGCCGTCCACGCGGATGGCCTCGATGAATGACGAGGGGATGTAGCGGGTCACCGTCTGCCCGCCCTCGGTGACGAGCGCCGTGGCGCCCGTCCAGTCTGCGAATGACGATGCACCAGCACCGTCGAAGACGAACAGGCCCATGCCCTCGGCAGCGGCAAGGTCCCACACCAACTCGGTCTTGCCCGTGCCCTTCGGGCCAACGAGCGCCACCGTGGAGCGCTCGCCGGAGCGGTGCTTGGCGAGGGCCGCCTTCAGGGCCGCCTTCGTCAGGGCTGAGGTGATGATGCGCCCGGCGCGTGAGCGGTCCGGGTACGTGAAGAGGCACCCACCGGCCGGGCACCCGCACGTCTGCGCATCGACTGCGGCCGGTGCGACCTTCAGCGCGACGTGGGGGCTTTCCGGCTGGAGCACCATCGGGGCCGGAGCCTCGGGAGCAGGGGCCGGAGCAGGGGCCGGAGGCACGGGGGCCGGGGCGACAGCCTGCACGATGGTGGGGGCAACGCCCATCGAACCGGGGGCACCCATGGGCACCAGCGGGAGCGTGAATGACACCGGCAGCGGGCGCGGATGGCCCCGGAAACGGGCCACCATGCGACCCGTGCGGTGGTACTTCTCGATGCGCGGGGCGCCCGCCACACCGTCCAGCAGGCGGTTGATGCGGGGGGCCACGAACGAGTCGGTGAGCACCCCCACGGCCACCGAAACGTCGGTCGGTGTCACGACGAACGTGGCCGCCGGGGTGACGAGGTTGGCCGGGGAGAAGACGTCCACGACCATGTCACCGGCCAGCCCGACGGATGACCGGGTGCGCTCATCGACCACCTCGGACGGGCGGTCGAGCAGCCTCGGGAGTGCGAGTTTCGCCATCGGATGGGTCCTTTCAGGGCTACGTGGGTGGATTGTGGCAGATGGGCGTGTCAGGTGTGTGGCACGCGGGGTGTGGGAGTCCTCAGACCCCCCACGCGCAGCGGCGGTCGAAGTCCGACCGGGCATCCTGTTCGTTGGTCCACGACATGAACCGGCACGTGGAGCCCCCCACGTGGACGCTGAGGACGATGAATGCACGCCGCACGGGGACGCTCTTGGTGAGCGTGCCCTGCGCCAGCACGGTGCAGAACCCGTGCTTATCAGGCTCCGAGACTGCGATGAGCGTGGCGTCCGGGGCCCAGCGGCGGACCCGGAGCAGGGCAAGGATGCGAGACATGTTCGTGGGCCCTTTCGTTGCCAGCCTCATCAGCACCGGGATGGCGCCCGGTGGAGGCCGCACCCCGTGCGGCCTTTCGGCATGGTGCACCTCGTGCAAGTGAGCCCCCTCTAAGCGTGCTGGGGCGCCACCGCGTGGCCAGCGCGGGTATCTTCGGCCGGGTGCCTCAGCGCCCCTCAGGGCTCACGAGGCGCATGGTGTCGAGCAGGAACCCCGTCCCCGCCGTGCGCTCGGCGGCGCCCAGCGGCAGGCACGAGAGGGTGAAGTCCGCCTCGCGGAACAGGGCGGCGGCCTGCGCCTTGTCACCGCCACGGGCGGCGCGCTCGGCGCGGCAGGTGAGGGTGAGCGACAGGTCGAACAGGCGCAGGCGAGCGTCCTGCTGGGCCTTCAGGTCGGTGGAGGCGCGGAGGGCGGACAGGTCGGTGGACGCGAACATCGGTGGGTCCTTTCTGGGTGCTAGGCGTGGGGGAGATGAGGCGGGGTGGCTAGCGTGCCTCTCGGCCGTCGCTGCCACCCCTCATGTCGGCCACCATCTGGGCCACCGACGAGGCACCGTGAGACATTCGACATGGTGCGGATGCCGCCCTGCCCGGCTGATACAGGCCACGCCCGTAGCGTGGACCGCCGGGAGGGTACGAGGTGGTGGGGGCCAAGGGTGTCGAACCCCTGCTGCCCGAAGGCGGGTGGTTTACAGCCACCTGAGCGACCGTCGCTCACGACCCCCATGGGGCGCGGGCCCATGCCCGCCGTGCACCGGCTCACCGGGACCGTCGTCCCTGCCTCATCTGGGCTCGGGTGCGACGGGATGGGTGGCCGGGATGAAGCACATCGGCAGCACCTGCTGAGAGGGTGCCGGGTGGACCGTCAACCTGCGGCAGCACCGCATCTGAGCGCATCCGCCCCGCCCCTCATCGGGGGCGGCAGCGTGACGCTGCAGTCAGATGCTCCAACGTGGGCGGCACTCCCGCTGCCGTAGCGCGGGACGGTGCTAGTAGCGCCCACGGGGCTGAGTGCCTCGCGGTCCGGTCCTGTCTGCGTGATGGCGGTGCTGCAATCGTCCCGACCCCGGCTCCCGTTCGCAGGGGCGACCCCCCTGCTTACTCGCCCTTCGTGCCCGGCCCCCGAGGGGACTGGTAGCGGCGCTCCCGTCGCGTTGCGGTCGGTGTTCGGTTGCTCCTGCGTGCGAGCCGCTCAGTGCGTGGCGGCGATGAGGGGACCTTAGAGCCTACGTGGGGGCTATGGCAATACGTAGTTGAGCACGGGGAGTACGTAGAGGGGTACGTAACGTGGACTACGTACCTACGTAGGCCCACGCTCAGGGGGCTACGTAGTCGAGGGGGATGGCCCCACGGGCAGGGCCCGGATGGGCCCACGGGGCAGGGGGATGCGCCCACCGTGGGCCGATACTCCCCGGGGGTATGGGGAGCAGGGGCTCACCGCCGAGAGGGTGTATGTCACTGGCATATAGGTGTGGGACGCATATAGGGGTGGGGAGCATATAGATGGGTGGAGGCTATAGATGGGTGGGACCTATAGGTGCAGGCTATGGGTAGGGGATATGGGTGACGGACTGTCCGACAACCACCCATCCCTCCACGTGAGAGCAATGAGAGAGGGTGCACGGTGTGCACCCATGAGTGCGGGCAATGCACTCACATTCCAACGGGTACCGGGTCCCACCCCCCCGGCTCTCCGAGCCGTCCCCCCCTTGGGGGGATGCAGCCCATCTCTGATACATAGCCCCACCCATATATAGTCCTCCTATAGGAGGACATCTATCATGGAGTCTATGTATGGAGCCCCGTAGGGGCTCCTATAGGAGGTGGTCTATATCCCCCACACTCATGGAGCCCCGATAGGGGCTCCTATAGGAGGAGTGTCAGTCATAGGAGTAGTAGTTTCTTTCCCCCCACCCTTACAGAGAGCCCCTACCGGGGCTCTCTGATGGAGCCCCTATCGGGGCTCCTATATATAGGAGTCATATATAGGACTCCCCTATAGGGGAGTCCATACACTATAGGGGTAGACACTCCTATAGTCGTGATGTATACTTCTTCTACCGCCACCCATAGAGCGACCGAAGGGAGACAGACATGAAGGGTCAGCCCATCACGGACTTCGAGGTCATCACTGACGCTGCGGAGGTGCAGCGAGTGAAGGACGCCACGAAGGCGCTCTGGTTCGACCGGCTGATGGAGGGGGCCATGCTCTCCTTCTCGCAGCGTCCGAACTTCACGGTCGTGCAGCGCTCGCTCATGGCCGAGCGAGGGGTGAAGCAGCGCTCTCGCAGCATGGACGGGAGGGTGTACATCTGGTTCGAGCAGGCGTAGACTAGGGGCACCCCCTCTCCTGTGTGAGCGAGGCCCGTCCTCCTAAGACGGGCCTCCTCCCTTTCGAGGGGGGTAGACTTCCAGACGACATGCCTCGTCCCTTCTCCCCCACCTACAAGACCCTCGAACGCACCCCTCGTCGCAAGTGCGTCATCTGCGAGGACCCTGTGCGCAGGGACTTCGTGGCTAACCTGCACCTGCGTGGGTACTCCTTCATGCGCATCGAGGAACTCTCGCGCAGCGACCCTGACGTCCCCTCCATGAAGCGCGAGACGATAGCCAAGCACCTCGACGTGTGCGTGGGGGCCCCTCGCGACCTCTCCCCCACCGAGAAGCGCAGCGTGCAGCGCTCCCTCGACCGACAGGACGACGTGGCCTCCCTCGTGCAGCAGGAGGTCATCGCCAAGTTGAAGGCCGGGGAGGCGAGGGTCACGGTGCAGCACGGCCTTCAGGCGCAGGCACTCCTCGACCGGCGAGAGGAGCGTGCCAAGGACCGCGAACTGGCCATCAACCTCGCACGCATCCTGCACATCTCCCCCCCGCCCCCGCACCTCATCTCCGCACGCCCTGTCATCGAAGGGGACTACGAACGTGTCGAAGACGACGACCTTGCCCTCCTCGCGGAGGGACCTTTCGAGCGTCTGGATGGATGACGACGGCGTCATCTCCCCGAGCGAGGCCGAGAAGCGCATCAGGAGGAAGGCCTCGCAGAAGAAGTGCAGCGAGGGCCGTGACGTCCTCGTGTGCGAGAAGTTGTTCATCGAGATGGTGCGCTTCCGCGAGCGCACCATGGGCGTGAAGTTGGACATCCGCATGGGGGAGCCGCACCACGAGCCGGTGGAGTTCTACGTCCCCACCGTCACCGTGAGGCTTGACGAGGGGACGTGAAGGTCACCCCCGAAGACCTCGAACGAGCGCGCTGGGACATCCCGCACTTCGCGCACCTCCTCGGCCTCCGCCCGCACCCCGGGCAGGAACGCATCTGGGATGCCATGCTGCAGAGGGACGAGTCGCTCTTCCACCCGAGGTGGCTGACCGTCACGGTGAGCGCTGGCAACCGCGCAGGGAAGACGCTCCTCGTGGCAGTAGGCGTCCTCCACCACGCCTTCTACAAGATTGGGCTGGCCCCGCCAGACGACCTCACCGACATGATGCGCTTCACGCGCCTGCCCTACGACTGGTACCACTTCGGCATCCAGCAGGAGGTGGGTGAACTCGTCTTCTTCGCCATCGTCCAGTTGGTGGAGGGCCAGCACGAGGCCCAGCGCAGGAGGGGCTGCCCGCTCTCCGACACCCTCGGCCACTTCCTCAAGCACGACTCGAAGGAGCGTGGGGAGTACCGCTGGATACGCATCGACCCGGTGCTGGGTGGGGCCCAGATACACTTCCGCACCACCGCCGAGAGGGCCGTGGGCTCATTGGGCAAGGAGATGCATGGCATCTCCTTCGACGAGTGCGGCTTCGAGATGAACTTGGAGTTCGTCGTCAACGAGGTGCTGCACTTCCGGCGTCTCTCCACGGGTGGCCCGCTGTGGCTCATCAGCACCCCCTCCGAGGGCTTCAACCAGTTCGCTGACGTGTGGAAGGAGGGGGACCCCGAGAACCCCCTCCGTAAGCCAGACAACATCTCCTTCCGCATGAGCACCCGCGACAACATCGGGTTCGGGCTGGAGCAGAGCGTCTTCGACCGCCTCGTGGATGGGTACCCGGAGCACCTCCGCCCCCAGAACGTGGACGGCTACTTCATCCAAGGCCGCAAGGCCTTCTTCGACTCACGCGCCGTGGACGCCATGTTCCTCGACAGCCTCCCAGAGCAGCAGCCATGCCTCCCGGGCAGGCGCTACGTGCAGGGGGTGGACCCGGCCGCCGTGTACGACGCCACGTGGAGTTTCGTCATCGACGCCCACGAGAAGGGCCGCTTCACGGGTGTCCTCGCGCAGCGGCGCAAGGGCAAGCAGAAGGTCACCGACGTGGCCGAGATGGTGCGCCAGACGCACTTCGCCTACTCGCGCAAGGGGGCGTGGTGCGAGACGGCCCTCGACACCACCGGCATGGGCGGGAAGGTCTTCAGGCAGATGCTCGAAGGCGTCCACCCCCTCCACAGCGTGGAGTTCGGCGGGACGCGCAAGGTGAAGATGCGGCTCATCACCGACCTGAAGGGCCTCATCGAGCAGGGCCGCCTGCGCTTCCCGAGGCATGGTCCGTGGCTCGAACTCCGCAGGCAACTCCTCGCCTACGTCATCGATGACCGCAAGATTGAGCAGGACGCCGTGATGGCATTGGCGGTGGCCGTGAAGCAACTCATGCGCCAGATGAGCGACGCCAAGGACTCGGCTCCCTTCTCGTTCTGGCAGCCTGCCCCCGCTGCCCCCGTCCTGCCCCCCGCGGTAGAGGCCACCGAGGAGACGGACGAGGAGCGCCGCGACCGCCATATCTCCCACCGACTGAGGCGAGTCGGGCTGAACTTGTGAAGGTTGTGAAGGTTCGTCTCACAGAGCATCTCCCCCAGTAGGGGGAGATGCTCTGCCTTCCCGACACGGGGCGTGGTATCTTTCACCCGATGCTCACACGCTCGGTGGTCGACAGGCCAAAGCCCTCACCGGCCTACTACGCCCGTGTCGCAGAGGAGATGGGCGACCGGGAGGCGGCGGAGTACCTCCGCGAGGTGGCCGCGAGGATGGACACGAAGCGCGCCGAGATGTCGCGCTTCCAGAACCTCTGCGACCGCTACGACAACCTCTACTACCCCAACGTCGTCACCGACTTCGGGGCCGACCACTGGCCCGAAGACGTCAACCGCTCCATCCCCGGCAGGACGCACGTGAGCGTCAACGTCTACCCCGTGTACGTGGACGTGCCCGCCTCGCTCCAGTCCTACGTCCCCATCGAGAACATCCTCCCGGCCAACCCCCGCGACCCCATGAACCGCGAGTTGGCCAGCGCCGTGGAGCGCGTCTACTTCGCATGGAAGGACGAGGTGGACTTCGAGACGCTCGCGCACATGGCCGCGACCACCAAGGCCCTCTATGGCCGCACGGCGGCCAAGGTCTGGTGGGACGAGGAGAACGGGCGGCCGTCGGTCAGCATCGTTGACCAGCCGCGCAACCTGTGGCTGGGCTGGAGCGGGACCGACTACCGCACGCTGGACTGGGTCGTCTACGCCTACCGCATCCATCCCCTCACGGCCATGGAGAAGTACGGGCTCGACATCGACCGCAACCTCGACGGCCTCCCCGTGGTCAGGGTGAACCCCGGGAGCGTGGCCACGAGCACCCGCCCCGGGACCCGCCAGTGGCTCACCGGGGACGAGTCCTACATGGTCGAGGTCATCGACTACTGGAAGCGGGAGCCCAAGGACAGCATCGTGCTGGGGCAGCCCACCAAGATGGTCACCGAGAACGTCATCCTCGTGGGCAACCACCTCGTCCAGCACGAGGAGTTCGAGGAGTACGGTGGCCGCCTCCCCTACATCCCCGTCTTCAACACCTACATCCCGGGCGTGCCCGACGGTCGCAGCGAGTTCTACGACATCGAGCAACTCATCCGTGAGAAGGACGAGCGGATGAGTGCTGGCGGCCAGATGATTGCCAAGACGGTGGGTGGCCAGTACTGGCAGTTGACGGGCCCGGAGGCCCCCGACAAGGTCCCCTCCGGCATGGAGCCGAAGCCCGACCGGGTCATCGCCCCGGGCGCCGGGAACCGCATCGAGCCAATCCAGCCGTGGATGCCCGAGTTCCAGTTCGACGCCTACCTCGACCGCATCGACCGCGAGTTGGTCGATGTGAGCGGATTGAACGACCTCCTGCGCGGGCTCGCCCCGGCGCAGGTGCTCTCGTCTGGCAAGGCCATCAACGCCCTCGTCGCCAACTACGAGGCGCGCATCGCCATGAAGCGCAGGCTCTTCTACCGCTGGCGCCAGCAGGTGTGGGACCTCGTGACGACGGTGTGGGGCAACCGTGACGCCGACGTGCGCGGGGCCTTCGAGCAGGCGCAGCGGCTCGTGGTGAAGGCGCCCTCGCTGACCCCGAGGGACGAAATCGAGACGGCCACCATGGCCGCCAACAACGTGAACACGAAACTCTGGAGCCTGCGCCGGGGCATGGACGCCGTCGGCGTGGAGGACCCGGAGTCCGAGGTCGTGATGGTCAAGGAGGAGCGCACCGACGCCTCGCTCTTCCCGGCCGACGTTCAGACGCAGGCTGCTCTGGCCTCGCAACTCCAGCAGTTGCAGATGACCACGCAGCAGATGCAGATGGCTCAGCAGCCCCAACCCCCGGCGCCCAGTGGCGGGGCCCCGGGTGGTCTGGGCGCGCAGGCGGCTGCAGCGGCGCCGGGTGGCATGCCGATGCTGAACGGGCAGGGCGAGGGCGCCGTCCTCCCGCCAGAGGCATTGACTCCCGGCGCCCCGCCGCCGGGTGGTGGAGCGCCCGTCGAGGGTGAGGGCTACAACGCCGTCGCCCAGCAGATGGTGAAGGGCGGGGAGGTCACGAACCGCCTGCTCTTCCAGCAGCCCATCGCCCCCGGAGGAACGCCCATCCCGCCCACTGAGGGTGTCTGATGGCGCGCATCGGCAGGTTCGGGAGGACGCTCAGGGAAGCGCCTGACCTCACTGCGTCCATCGTGGCCATGATGCGCCAGTACCGGGCGCAGCAGGACCAGAACATGTTCGACGCGTGGGAGAACGGCGGCGAGTACGAGGGCCGCAAGGTCACCGACGCGATGCTCCTCTCCCACATCAAGTCGAGGCGTGACGAACTCGACAAGGACGACCCGCTGTGGGACGAATGGAACAACCGCCTCTGGCAGTACCGCTTCACCATCGCTGAGCAGAAGGCGAACCTGAAGTACCAGCGCGCCCTCGCCTCTGCCGCTCGCATCGACACGAGCACGAGGGGAGGGGCTGCCGCCTACGCCAGCGCGCAGAGCGCAGCCAATGCCGCCATGCGTGGGTTCTACACGCAGTGGGCACGCAGGCTCCCCCGCAGGAGTGCGGCCTACCGCGACCTCATGGCCTCTGCGGCGCAGTACTCCCGTGCTGCGGCCCTCGCCCAGCAGCGGTCGAGGAGCGCCACGAAGACCACCGACCCTGCCGCCGAGTACAAGCAGTACGTCGCACGCGTCAACGCCATCGAACGCGAGTACGTCCAGCCGATGAAGACCGTCATGTCGGCACTCAACGCGTTCGCGCAGGCCCGTGGGCTCCTGCCCGAGGGCGGGAATATCCTCGACATGGAGACAGGCGCCGCCTCTGGGCTCTGGGAGGCGCTGGCAGACGGGGTCCAGAGCGACCCGTCGTGGCCCTACCTGAAGCGCCAGTTGCAGCGTGCGCTGCCGGATGGCCTGTACCACGGCGGGCTGTCCCTCGACCTCCTCGAACGGCTGTCGAGGCGTGCGCAGCAGGGCATCAGGATGCAGGTGGCCGCTGCCAAGGCCTACCCCGGGGACCTCTCGTCCCATGTCGCCTCCTTCAGGGAGGACATGCGTGACGTGCGCGCTGCCCGCGCCCTCGACACGAGGCTCTCGGCCGCCGACGACATCATGGACGGGTACGACGCGTATCAGGAGGCCATCTCCGGGGCCACCGACCCGCTGCAGTGGACGGGCGCCGACAAGCAGGCCTTCATCGGTGACCTCCAGCGCGCCTACGCCAAGTTCATGCAGGCCAAGGACTACGCCGCAGCAGGCGAGGTGCGCAACAGCATCGCGGCCCTCAGCGGGAACACCGAGACGATACGCCTCGTGGGCGGGAACCCGGTGTGGGGCGGCTCGCAGACGATGCAGGAAGTCGCGATGGTCGAGGCCCAGATGAACGTCTGGGCTCAGGGCATCCGCAGTGGCGGGATGTACGTCATCCAGCAGCCGGAGTCACCCACCGGGGCCATCTCCTACGAGCAGCGCTTCACCGTCCACTCCTTCATCGAGGAGCCGATGGCGGCTGGCCGGATGGCCCTCGTGACGCAGGTGTCCCCCGATGGGACCATCGTCCCGGTGGCGGTCCCGCTGAAGCCGGTGTACCTCACGCCTGACTCGACCGACGCCGAGTTGTACGTGGCCGAGTACGACGGCCAGAGGATGTTCGTCCGATATCTCTCACGTGCCGACGGGACCGTGGTGCCTTCGTGGACCGGCGATGCCGCGATGCGCAGCACGGGGATGCTCCTCAAGAGCGACCGCGACGGGTACGTCATGGTCAACCAGTCGGACACGTCCCTCAACCGCATCAGGACGGCGTTCGAGCCGCCCGGGGTGGACCTCTACAGGACGCCCGAGGAGCAGGCCGAGCAGGACGAGTTCGAGGCCGAGCAGGCGGCTGCTGCCGCCGATAGGGCGTCGATGCTTCGGACCGCTGGCATCGTTCAGGTCGGGGACGGCTACGTGTCCATGGGCAACGCCATGGACGAGCAGGCCATCTCCGACGCCGTGCGGGCAATCGATGAGGGCATCGAGCAGCGCTGGGGTCAGGCCGGGGTCCCGAATGTCCCCTCGCAGGCCGGGCCTGTGGAGAACATGCTCCCCGGGAGCATGGGGTCTGAGGCGTACGCAGTCCAGCAGGGGCTGGCTTTCAACACCCCGTACCTCTCCTCGCCATCGAGCATCATCGCCAACCTGATGAACAACCCCACGCTGGCCGAGGCGTTCCGTGGCCGAGAGGCCGAACTCCTCAACGTCATCGCGCAGGAGCCCAACATGGTCGGGCAGACCTACGGTGAGGCGTATCGGTCGCTGATGGGGCTGTCCGACAGCATGCGCCTGTCGCCCGGAGAGGCCGCCGCTGCCGCAGAGGGCTCCAGCAACCCGCGCATCGGCGCTGGGGCCGGGGCCGGGTCGGACTGGGCGTCTCGTATCGATTGGGCCTCGTGGGACCGCATGGCCGCAGCCATGGGTGAGACGGCAGACGAGACTGACCGCATCTCGATGGCCGGGCGCGGGGTCGTGTCCGGTGCCCAGAATGCGGCCACCACCATCGGGAACGCGGCCGGTGGCGTCATGGACATCCTCGGCGGCATCGGGAGGGCCATCGGTGACGTCATCGACCTCCCCGGTCCTCCTCCGGTCCCAGACCTCGACAGGGGAGCACAGCAGCCGACGGTGAAGGTCCCCCACCTCCCGGGCGTGGCTCCATTGTCCGACGAGGGCGGGCTGGCCCCGGGTGCACCTCCTCCCCCGCCCACGCCCGTCGCGCCTGTCGTCCAGATGCCGACGTTCCAGCCTCCGCCGCCTACCGTCACATTCGGTGGCTCTCCGCCTCCTCCCCCGACTACCGGGAGCGGCAGGAGCCGTGGTGGCTCGTGGACACCTCCGAGCGACTCCAGCGGGGCGAACTTCCACCCTCCGTCCTCGTCGGTCCCGACGCAGGAGCAACTCAACCCCACGGAAGAGGAGGCGGACGAGCGGTGGAACCCACGCGGTAGCGGCACCCGGATACGGTGACCATGGACAGGTGGGGAAGCATCACAGCGCCGTCCATGCCGTCGCCCCCCATCGGGGCGCCGTACGCGCCCAGTTGGGACTCCACGGCAGGCTGGAGTGCTGACGGGGGCCCGGCGAGCAGGGCGCTCAGCCACAACGGCGGGTGGGTCCCGACGACGGACTACCTGCGCAGCATGCACGGCTACCCGGCCATCTCGCCCGAGGACATCCGCACCCCGGTGCCAGACTCCGACATCGAGCGGTTCGGGAAGTTCTCCGTGGCCATCGCGCCCCCGCGTGTGTCGAACATCACCGATGTCGTCAACCCACCTGAGCAGTCGCCTCAGACCTTCCTCGGGACGGACCAGAAGTTCGTGTCGCAGGTGCTGGGGGGCCTGACGTCGCTCGTGACGGGGGTACTCCCGGGCTTCATCCGTGACCCCATCGTCAACGTCGCCTCCGGCGTGGGCACCATCCTCGACATCCCCGTCGAGGCCGCTGGTCATGTCCCTCTCCCGTGGGTCCCGAGCACCGAAGAGGCCTTCGAGAAGTTGCCGATGACGCAGGAGAAGGCGCGCATCCTCGAAAGCATCCGCACGGACCCCCTCAACCTTGAGTGGTACATGTCGCAGTACGTGAGGTCCCATCAGGGCGACCTTGCCGCAGCGATGGAAGTCCCTCAGGCCCTCGCCCCCCTCATCGTCCCCGACTCGACGCTGCTGGAGCGGGCGCTGATGACGCTCTCCATCCCCCAGATGCTCGTGGAAAGGACGTACGCTGGTGGGTTCAATCGCATCGAGGATGTCATGGCTGCTCCGAAGGGCAGTCTCCACCCTGAGATTGAAGCCATCCGTGAGAGATACGCGGCTGGAGAGTACGGACAAGGCGAAGCCGCCCGAGACAGGTTCCTTGATGAGATAGTCAGGATGGGGGCCGGGTTCACGAACGACCCCTTCGTGAACATGGTGTTCGAGGTGTTCACCGACCCCATCATCGTGGCCGGGTTCGGCACCGGGCTGGCGGCCAACGCAGCCAAGGCAGGGGCCATCGCGAGGCGCGTCGAACTCCTGTCGCGTGCGGCCATCGGCAGCACGGACAACGTCGTGAAGGCGGCATGGAGCGCGGCTGAACTGGCCGAGGAGGCCGGTTCCATCGTGAGGCGAGGCGCCCCGAAGGGGACGGCCCAGTCGCGCATGGTGAGCGCATTCATGCAGAACCCCGCCCCTGAGGTGCAGTCCCTCGTGAGGGACGTGACGTCCACGATGTCGCGCTCCGACCGAGCCAAGATTGGCCTCACGCCGGTCATCAACGGCGCTGCCAAGGTGAGCGAGATGCTGAACTCGCCACTGGGCATCTTCGGCAGGGACAACATCGGCAAGGTCTTCGGGCAGCGCTTCGCGAACAAGGCCGTGCTGGGCTTCATCAACGGGCATGACATCCTCGTCGTGCATCGCCTGTCGGAGGCCATCTCGGCCCTCGGGCCGGATGTCGTCTCCCGCTACCACGACGCGCTGGGAAGGGCCGTGGCGTACTCGCAGCGGTCGCTGCTGATGGACAACCTGTCCAAGATGGCACGCGTCTGGGGGAAGGGCGAGAGCGCGTCCTTCATGCCCGATGCCATCTCCCCCAGCGAAGTGGCGAGGCAGATAGAGCAGGGCTACAGGGACGGCGTGCTGGACGACTCCCTGCTCGCGCAGGAGGTCCAGCGGCACACGGAGCGTGTGCGCTACCAGCCGGTGCCCGACCTCCACGGGCTGGAGGGTGATGCGAGGCGCGTCGAGTACGACCGGCAGATGGGGCTCTTCAGGGAGCAGGCCGCCGAGCAGTTGGCGTACGTCCTCGAAATCGATGTCGCGACCGCCCGGCGCATGGTGGGGGACGCCAGCGAGGACACCATCTCCTACATCCACAACCTCCACTGGGGGAGGGTGACGCGTGACTTCGTGGAGGCGAGGAACGTCGATGCCCGGGTGGCTGACGGGAGCATCTCAGCCGCGCAGGCGGTGCTGGGGCGTGCCCGCATCGACCGCACGAGGGCCAAGGCGAAGAAGCGGCTCATCGAGCGGCAGGCCGACCGCTCCAACGTCCAGCGCGTCACCATCGTCGGCCCCCGCACGCTGACCATCCAAGATGCCGAGCGCATCCTGAAGGACATCGGGAGCGGGAGCACGGCGGCGGTGCAGGACGCGGTCGCCCACTACGAGGAGTTGGCGAGGAACTTCTACTCCCCGGTGTACGACGCCACCGACGTGGACTTCCTCAACCGGGTGAAGGTCTTCCTCGAAGACGCCATCAAGAACCAGAGCCTCGTGAGCGTCATCTCGGACGACAAGTTGCGGGCCATCGCTCCGACGGTGGCCCAGTACCTTGACGACTCAGCGGGCCGTCTGGGGGGGCGGGGTTACAGGGTCGGCCTCGCCCCCTCGCCCGACAAGGTGTGGAGGGCCGTGACGGACGAGCACGGCAACCTCGTCGGGTACGCACCGTGGATGGACATCGACGTGACGCCGGGGAACGTGGCCACGCCGACCCGCATGGACGTCATCCGCCAGAAGATGTTCTCCCCTATCCGTGCGGAGAACATCCTGCAGCGCAACCGGCGTGAGTTCATCAGGTCGGGCGTGAGGGATTTCGGGCTCGACCACGGGTCGGCAGCCACCCTCTGGAACGTCATCCGCAAGGCTGCCAGCGACCGCGAGATGACGATGCGTGCGTTCACCCGCGCAGAGTTGGGCGACCTTCTCAACAAGGCCGACATCCCCCGCGACCTGAAGACCCGCATCGGGGACCGTGGCTACATGCTCCTCGTCGCTCGTGCGATGGAGGGCGACGTGATGCAGGTCGGCCTGACGTCGAAGATGACGGGCGCCCTGAAGACGCAGACGACGGCGTGGCAGAACTACGTGTCGATGCTGGCGGAGCGTGTCTACCCGTGGATACGCTTCAACCTCAACCCCATCTTCCTCGCGCAGGAGTTCATCGAGCCGTACTTCTACAACATCCTCCGTGGGTACAAGTTGGGGAGGAAGTTGAAGGAGCAGGACGTGGAGCACCTCATGGTCATCGAGGCCATGAACAGTTCGCTCCACCTTGCAGAGGGGCTGGAGAACCGGGAGTTCCGCACCATCGGTGCCCATCTCATGCACCGCTATGCCGGGCCCCAGACCTTCCTCGGGGGCCTGACGGCCAAGTTGTCGGCCGGGACGTCGAGCCTCCGCGACGTGAAGTCATTGAACTACGTGCTCGCCCACAGGAAGCAGTACGCCGAGGCCGTGGTGGATATGTGGGACCGGGTGAGCCCGACCTTCTACGCCCGCGTCTCGGCGCACTTCAACGACTTGGCCCGGGCGGCTGGGGAGAACGTCCCGCTCTCCCGGGAGGAGGTCGTCGTCAGGTGGCTGAAGCACAAGGGCTGGCGGGACCCGGACAGGGCAGAGACGCACCTGCACCTCTGGGATGGCGGGAAGCCCGACACCATCGGCAGGATTGACGGGGTCCGAAGGTCCCACGTCGCCCGCTGGGCGGGGTACGACTCGTGGGTGTCGATGCGTGCGGACATCGCGGCCGGGGGCCTCGATGAGTGGACATTCAGGAACGGGATGGTCAGCGAGGGCCTCACGCCCGAGTACGCCGAGCGGGCGTGGCAGGTGGCGAATGCCCCGGACATCGACCAGTTCCTCGATGACGCGGTGGTGGACTACGACCCTGCCGTGAGGGGTCAGGCGCGGGAGACGCTCAGGGCGATGATGGAGGCCGGGGCCGTCACGCAGGGCATCCCGCTGGACGAGTACGTCGCCCGCACGTTCACCGGCTCCACGCAGTGGCTGGACAACAACGGGCAACTGCCCATCGGGTCCTACCTTCAGGTCTTCGACAGGTGGGCCGAGGAGTACGGCATCGAACTCTTCGGGCCGGAGGACGCGAGGTGGCAGGCGACTCTGGCGAGGGCGAACGACCTCCTGCCGTCGAAGCCGCACAAGGACATGACCGCCCATGTCAACGCCGGGAACAAGGCGCTGGCCGGGAAACTGAAGACCAAGCCGGTCTTCGTCGGTGAGGTGGAGGGCGTCAAGTTCGCCCCCGACCATGGCATGGACCCGGTGCGCGGCGCGGAGGAGTACAAGCGCTACCTCCTGAGCGTCCTGACCGCCCCCGAAATCGAGGGCGCCGCCGGGTGGTACAGGATGATGGGCCCGCGCTTCGCTTCCGTGTTCCACGCCATGGACGACGAGTCCCTCAGGCGCTGGGCCAAGTTGATGAACGCACACCGCTCGTCCCTGCCCGAGATAGACCTCACGGACATGGCTGCCGTGCGGGTCGAGGTGTCCGCTCGTGCGTTCATGGCGTGGGCGGCCACTCAGGTGCAGACGTCACCTCGTGGTGGGCTTGGGAACCTCGTACAAGTCATCGATGAGACTATCCGCCCCGGCCGTCAGGGGAAGCGGCCCAAGGTGACGTTCTACAAGATGCAGGAGAAGCAGATGCGTGGGCTCATCCAGCATCTGGAGACGACCCTGTCATCCGAGGGCGTGGCCGCGAAGTTGTACGACTTCATGGACTCCGTGCTAGGCAACGAGCAGCGGTCGTGGTTCAAGCATCACCCGAATGCCCCCACGTTCACCCGTCTCGACGGGACGGTCGTCCCCATGCAGCCTGCCGCCATCGACGTGTGGATGAAGCGCGACCGTGGCTACATCGACTCCGAGACTATCCGCTTCATCGCCCAGAAGAGGGCCGAGGCGCAGTCCGCTCTTCCCTACCGTCAGGCGTATGAGCAGGAACTCGTGAGGGCCCAAATCGAGTTGAGGGCATTCGAGGGGAAGCAAATCACGGTGGAGGAAGTCCAGCCGGATGGCTCCATCGCGAAGAAGAAGAAGGACGAGCCGAAGGAAAGGTACTACGAGCGCAAGCGTGCGTTCGAGCAGGAGCACGGCGTCGAACTGAACGACGTGTATGACAAGCAGCCTGAGACGCCTGAGTACGCGGCCTCCATCCTGCGGTACAACGAGTTGACCGACGCCATCAACCAAGGCGAGGGCTGGCTGGGGAGGTCGTACGCCAACGGGAACCCATGGACGGTGGCGGACATCCAAGCCGTGGCGTGGGAGGCGATGCGCCGCCAGTACCGGGCGATGGAGAGCGGCCCGATGGCCATGTTCCCGCAGACCGGGGCACAGGTCGCGTTCGAGGCCGTCCCCTCCACGAGCAACCGGCCGTTCAGCGAGGCGTTCCCGTTCCACGGGCTGGACTTCGACACGCAGGACATCATCACCGGGGACATGGCGAAGGCCACGCTGCCCATCGTGTCCGAGTTGACCGGCGTCACCATCACGGCGGTGGCCCCCGGGCGTGGCGGGTGGAAGTCCCCGGACGGTTTCTCCCACACGCCCAACACGGCATGGGAGTTGTTCGGGAGCGCGGAGCAGGTGGACGATGCGAGGCTGTGCCTCACGTACCTTCTGCAGCAGGACTGCGTGTTCTCCGTGAGCGTCCCGAAGCCGAAGGTCAACGGCCAGCCCCAGACGCGCAGCGGGCGTGGCAGGTACTGGGCGTTCGACTTCAAGATGGACGGCGGCGGCGCTCAGAGCGCCGACGTGCTGGCGCGCTACCTGCATCAGCACGGCATCCAGTGGAACGGCTACATGGCCGCTTTCGATGAGCAGGGCAACGTCGGCGTCAGGTCGCTCTTCACACCGAGAGATGAATGGAGCGCCGAGAACCACATCCATGTCCCCGACAAGTCCGAGTTGGCAGACTTCGAGGCCATGGCCCCGGTCCCCGCTGAGTTGCTCTCACGCCTTCAGGACGGGACGTGGATACAGGAACTCGGCGGGGAGACTCCGGTCCCGGTGAGGTTCGAGCGGAACCTCTACGACTCCAACGGGACGTTCGCCTCGTTCTCGGACGACATGGACAGGGTGGACGCGAGGGTAGCCGAGGGCGTCTCACGGGAGGTAGCGCTCCGTGAGGAACTGGGGAAGAGTATCCTCGATGAACTCACAGCGAGAGGGAGAGGCGATGTCGCAGCAGCGTTGGCAGATAGGCATCTGGGTACCGTCATCGCGGCTGGGGACGACGCCTTCAAGCGCGCAGCCCCGGACGTCTGGGCCCGAGAGCGAGGCATCGAGTCCCTCAAGGCAGCCTTCCCCTCAGGGGCCGCAGATGCCGAGGTCGCCGCTGCCCAGCGGGTCCTCCTCCAGCGGAGAGGAAGGGGCTGGGCTGGTGCTACCGCCTTCGACGCCGACTCCCGAGCCACCTTCTACCTGAACCGCCAGAAGGCGGACCTGACGACCCTCGTCCATGAGTCGTTCCACACCTTCGCGAGGAACCTGCAGCCGTCGGCCATCGAGGCCATCCACGACATCTACGCGGCGGCCCGAAGGAAGCCACGTCCGACGACGAAGACGCTCTCCCGGGATGCCGAGGAGTGGGTGGCTGCCCAGTACGAGAACTACGTGGCCAAGGGCTTCGTGGAAGACCCCTCCCTGCGTCTCCCGCACATCCTCAACGCGTACGCTGACTGGGGCAGGCGGGTAGGCCGCACGACGGGCCAGTTCGACCCACGGCTCCAGAGCCTCTTCGACTCCGTGACCCCCGAGGTCCACGGCCGGAACATGTCGGTCTGGGACCCCCAGCAGTTCATGCTGGCGGAGGCTGCGCGCATCGCGTGGTCGGCGTCCGAGGAGGCCGCCTTCAAGACGCACTACTACGCTCGTGGCCGGTCGTGGCTGGAGCGGAGCGCCAACCACCCGTACCTTGGGCTCTACCCACTGTCCTACATGTGGGGCAAGGTGCTGCCCGAGTTGATGCGCTTCCTCATCGAGAAGCCCTTCGGTGTGGACGCCCCGTTCGCCGGGCTGGCGATGGCCAACCACGTCTGGGAGGCCATCCAGTTGGAGTTGAACACCGACGATGGCATCGCGGACTTCGTGGCCCAGATGCCAGAGACGCTCCACCTCCTCGAACTCATGCTCCCCGGGACGCCGTGGAACCTCCCCGTGAACATGCCCGCGTGGACGCGCAGGCTGGGGGCTGCGGCGCTGCAGGGGGATGAGGTGACCTTGGGGTCTATCGGGTCTGCCCTCACCGACACGTTCGCGTACGCCTTCGGCCCCGGTAGGGCGCCACGCGACGTCCTCCGGCTGGCAGATGAGTTGACCGAGGCGATGAGTGGCCAGCAGGCTCCAATCGCCCCACCGTCAGGAATGACACCACCGACTGGGGTACAGTAGGAGATATGCAGGTGGCGAACGAGACTGAACCGCAGTCCGCACCGGAGGTCGGGGCTTCCGCCGATGAGGCGCAGGCCACGGCAGGGATGGTGCGCACGCCGGAACAGGTCGAGGCCGAGTGGGCTGCCAAGCAGTCGGCGCTGGGCCGACAGTACGCAGCCGAGACGAAGGCTCTGAGGCAGCGCATCGACGCCCTTGAGGCTGAGCGCAAGGCCCCCGGACAGCGGGTGCCAGCCGAGGACGACGCCGTGCGGCAGGAGAACGAACTCCTCCGCAAGCAACTGGTCGAGCGAGAGAGGACATACGCCGCAGAGATGCGGCGTGCGCGCTTTCCGCTCGCGGCAGAGGCTCTTGACGACACGACGCTTGCCTCGATGGATGAGGCGAAACTGGCTGGGCTCGAAGCGCGGTTGACCCCTCAGGTCGCACGCCCCGCCCCGGTCGTCGTCTCGCCCACGGCTCCACGTGAGATGCAGGTGCCGAAGCCCATCCATGAGAAGACTTCCGCCGAACTCAAGGCAGACCTTGCGAGGGATGCCGAAGCGTTCGCCCGGGACCTGTTGGTGAACAAGGGGTACTAACACATGCCAGACACTCCCATCTCTGCAGGTACTGGAGCATCAACCTCCAGTGCCATGGCGGGGTCCCCCTCCGTCACGACCAACTTCGGGCAGACCGTCACCGCTCTCGTGGAGCGGACGGTCCTTGAGAACCTGAGGGCGGCCTGTCGGTGGCTCTTCCCCGGCGCCTACCTCCCCGGTCGGCTCGTCCCGGGCACGAACGCCATCCGCTTCATCGCGTACGGCGACCTGTCCTCGACCGACCCGGTGGTCGCCGTCGAAGGCACCCCTCCCGCGACCGAGGCGCTGACCATCGGCTACGCCGAGTACGACGTGGCCCAGCGCGTGCGGCTGGTCGAACTGACGGACGTGGTCCTCGCCCTCAACCCCCACGAACTCATGGCCGTGGCGGCCGAGCGGGTCGCGTGGGACGCCCTGAGGACCGTGGACAAGTCCATCGCAACCGCCGTCATGGCGGGCACGGGCATCACCCTCGCGGTGGCTGGGAGCGGGCTCGCTGCCAGCGACATCCGCAAGTGGGCAGCCCAACTGAAGACGGCCAATGTGCCCACGTTCCCCGATGGGAACTACGTGAGCATCATCCACCCGGCCGTCGCCTACGACCTCCAGTCCGACACCGCCATCGGCGGCTGGCTGGAGGCGTCGAAGTACGGCAGCCCCGAGAACCTGTTCAGTGGCGAGATTGGGCGGATGTACGGCATCCGCTTCATCGAGTCCACCGTGGGCACGGTCAACGCGGGGGCGACCGACACCTACAACACCGTGGTGTTCGGGCCGGAGTACTTCGCCTTCGGTGACCTCCAGAGCATCGAGACGTTCATGGTCCGCCCCGGTGGCGACCATGCGGACCCCGCCGCCCAGTCGGCCATCGTCGGCTACAAGGGCATGTGGGGCGCCAAGACCATCGAGGTGGCAACGGCTGGCGGACCTCGCTTCGGCAAGGTCGAGACGCACGCCGGTACCCTCGACCTCTCCGCGTAGGAGGAGGGCTGCATGGGGGGAGCGGGCTGACACGCTCCCCCCATGAAGCACACGAGCCATGCCGTACACGCCCCCGACCCGCACAGCACTCAGGGCGTCCATCCTGCGCGACCTCCGCGACCCGGATGGTGAGGCCTTCACGAACACCGAGGTCAACGACCTCATCAACGTGGGCATCCTCGAAGTCGGTAGGGTCTATCCCAAGGAGGACGTCGTCTCGCTGGACCTCAGCGAGGACGACCAGAGGCTCTACACGGCCGTGGGGGCATACGCCCTCTTCAGGGTCGAACTGCTCAAGGACGGGGAGGTCGTCTTGGGCATCCCGGCGAACATGGCCTCCGAGCATGGGCAGGGCGGCTGGGAGTACCACGGGGGGTCGCTCTATCTCCCTGAGTTCGTCGGCTCCCTCGACACCGATGCCCACACCGTCCGTGTGTGGGGCTATTGGCCACGTGACACGATGGACGCTGATGGCGACATCCTCGACGGGGACGCCGAGTGCGAGTACGCAGTTCGGGCGGTGGCCGCCGTCACCGGGTACCAGCGCCTCCAGAGCGACAGGACGCTCTTCCAGCAGTGGCGCACGAACCCCGCCAACTCCGACGTGTCGATGAACCAGTTGACCCAGTTGACGGACTTCTATCAGGGGCACTGGGAGCGCCTGCGCAAGCGCATCCGCATCATCCAGAGGTCGTAGGCCATGGACATCGCTCGCCCCGTGACGTACCGAGGCATCGTGCTCAACTCGGCGTCCTTCGGGGCGGGCGGGAACAACCCGATAGCGGGGATGCGCCTCACGCGTGTGACCTTCGCCCCGGTGACCATCCACGCGTACGTCGAGAAGAACGCGCTCAAGGATGGGATGAGCGCCAGCGACGTCTTCATGGGGATGCGCCGAGTGGACATGGTCGGTGAGGTCTATGGCGAGCGCAAGGCGGACTTGTTCGATAGGCTGGCCCTCCTGCGCTATGCCCTCACCCCGACCTCGGCCTACGCCGCTGCCCCGACGGAGAAGGGATATCTCCCACTGACGTTCGAGGTCCCCACCACCTACATCTCCGACTGGCCGTCCGGGTACATCCAGCAGTCCATCCGCGCCCGCCCTGCGGCGATGCCTGACTGGGTCATCACCCACGAGGCCATCATGGCCGAGTCGGCCCGTGGGTTCGTCATCCCCGTCTCGATGTCATTCGAGGCGAAGGACCCCCTCATCTACAACCCGACGCGCAAGGTCGAGTACTTCGACGGCCTGAGCGGGAGCGGCTATGTCAGGAACCGTGGGACCTATCCCACGCCCATGAGCCTCGTCCTCCGCCGCTCTGGCTCGCTCACCGGGGGGTGCATCTTCGCCTTCGTCGGTCTGGGCGCCAACATGGCGGTGACCATCCCGGCGGGGACGACCGACAGGTACGTCATCGTGGACTCGGTCAACCGGGTCGTCTACTACGACGAGGGGGAAGGCCCCACGCTGCGGATGGACCTCATCGACACGGAGAGGGAGTCGGGGTACACATGGCCGACTGTCCCTCCCACCCCGGAGGGGGAGTCGGCCGCCATCTACTCGTGGAGCGCGACCACCCCTCTGGACGACCTGAGCGAGATGTCGTTCTACGAAGCGTGGGTCTGAGATGCCCCAGATAGACATCGAGGCGAGCAAGGACCTCAGCCTCAGGACGGGCGTCCCGTGGGGCGAAGGCCAGAAGGAGGGGGCCGGGCTCCGAGAGCGGCTCCTGCTGGGCAAGTCGCAGGGGAAGGTCTATCGGGCCCTCATCGACTTCGGTGGCATCAGTGACGCCATCGGGGACATCTCCGTCATCGAGAAGGCCGAACTGGTGGTCACCACCAGTGAAGACCTCATCGACGTAGAGCGCGACACCGACTGCTTCGTCTATCGCCTCACGGAGGAGTTCGAGGAGGGCACCCATTCCTCCTACGCCGAGGCCGACTGGGTCAAGGCCAAGGTCAACACCGAGAGGCGGTGGCGCATCACGCTCTCCCCCGTCAACGGTGGCGAGGGCCGTGCGGACATCACGAGCCTCTTCGGCATGTGGCTCCCCACCGACAAGCGCTACCTCGACGGGACCGTCACGAAGTCGGGCGGCGGGAAGGGGCGCCACGGCATCCTCATCCGTGCCGAGGACGAGTCCACGCAGGAGGAGGCTGGCGAAATCCACTCCATCGAGAGCGGGAGTGGCATCAACAAGGCCTACATCGTCATCACGTACAGCGCCCCCCACGAGCCAGACGTCCCCGGGCTCATCGAGCCGAGGGGCGAGGTGCTCCCGGGCACGGACTTCTCGGGCACGTACTACGACCAAGACCTCGACCCTCCCAAGGCCATCCGCATCTGGGTCAGGAAGAAGAACAGCGAGGATGTCATCTGGGACCACCGTGAGCCCTTCTCGGCCACGTGGCCGGAAGCAGGAGGCGTGTGGACATGGACGGTCCCTCACCCGGGTTCCGCCGTCCTGAAGGGGAAGGCGGTCTACGAGTGGCGAGCGAAGGCCGAGGACGATACCGGCCTGTCGAGCGAATGGTCGGACTGGGTGGAGTTCCAGCAACTGGGGACCTTCCCGACCGTGACCCCGGTGGAGTACGGGACGCGCCAGACGCTGGGGAACGTGCCCCTCAGGGCCGCGTGGACGACCGGGTCGGGTTCAAGAGTGGACTCCTACATCATCGAGTTGCGCCCACGCCTCAGCAGCGACAGCCTCAACTGGGACGACCCCTTCTTCCTCCCCCTCTGGAGACTCGTCGTCAGCCCACCTTCAGAGCACGAGCAGGACAACGACAGCATCGAGCGGGTCTATGACGGCCCCTCCCTCCCTGCTGGCGAGTACTCTGTGCGCTATCAGGTGTTCAACGATTACGGAGTCGCTTCGGACTGGGCCTACGACCACACGGTCAAGACGACGCGCACCACGGTCGGGGACGACGAGCAGACGCTGACGTGGCTGGACAAGCGCACCGGGCTGGTGCGCATCGTCCTCCG